CTCTTGTGCTTGCGTCGTTTTGTAAGCTGGCGAACGTTCCGTTTGACATCTACGGATTCTCAGACGCACACTACTATAATCGCAAGTTGATGAGTAGAACGTCGAGTCAGTTTATTTCTGATACGAAAACTGAAATGTTCCTACATGCAGGCAGCTTCCACCTGAAGCATCTGCTCGGTAGCAGCCTGACAGGGATTCAGTATCGTCGTGCTTTCAATTTGTTGGCGATTGTTGCAAATGAATTCTGGCGCAATCCTTATCGGTATGCTGGTGATGTTAAAGAGGAAAAAGATCATGGGTCATTGCATGTCGATTGGTCAGATGGTGGTTTTGGACTCGGGGGAACTCCGTTCATCGAGACGCTTCTTGCTTCTCGTGAGATGATTACCAAGTTTCAAAACGCCAATAAGCTGGATATTGTCAATGTTCTGTATCTCACTGACGGTGAGGGCAGCAATGGTTTGGCTTTCCCGTATGACCCTGAAAACGCAGCAGCCCCTTATTATTCGAAGGGTGTTGTCTATTTGATCGACAAGAAGTCTGGTAAAAAGATTCGTGTTGATGATCGCGAATTCCAGCCAGCTATTACTCAGCTTGTCGCTGATGTTACTGGATGTAAACATCTTGGGTTCTATCTGCTTGAACATATGAGCAGTTTGCGCCATAAAATGAGACAGGCATCTTATACGATGCAGGTAAATGAAGCAACGGCGGCGGCGAAGTGCGTGAAGGATAACAATTTCTTCACCGCCAAGGCTCTTGGTTACAGCAAGTATTTCTATGTCTTTTCTTCTGATAAGAACATTACAGACGAAGAACTGAAGGTAACTGCCGACATGACCAAAAGCAAGATGGCTGCAGCCTTCAACAAGCTACAGAACGGCAAGAAAAGCAACCGTCTGCTAGTAAGCAAATTCGCTGAAGAATTGGCGGTTGCGTAAGTCATTGATTCTATTAGAGAATTTTGTCCTTTACTTTAGGCTCCATTTTTAGTATAATGGTTCTATAGGGTTGAGATGAAAGAGAAAGAAATGCGAAACGTAGAGAAAATCAAGGCAGAAATTGCGAAACTCCAGCGTCAGTTGGAGGCTCTCCAAAAGCCTAAGATGAAGAAAGTCAAAAGTCTGATGTCGGGCAAGGAAATTGAGATCCGCGAGGATACTCCCTTCTGCTGCGATCCGTCTACTGAAACTTATTGGAGCATGTAATGAAACTACGAGCAATTGTTAACGGTGTATCGTTTTACACCACTTCTACTGCGATCAAGCAGCGTCGTGCGAGTGACTTCACTTTGCAAAATGATGCGCTGTTTTTTGTCTTAGATCGCATGGGTAAGAGTGCTGGATTCGCTACGACGGTGCGCTATTATGAGAACCATGTTGCGCGCAATTTTGATATTCAACTGAGTAAGGTGTAATTATATTATGAGAAAGTCGTCATACAGTCTTGAAGAACAAAGTAAGTTGCTGGCAGATATGCGGCTGCTCTTAAATGCAGACGTTGCAACGAAAGCACAGATTAAAACTTATTTCAGTAAACGCAATCTTCAGTATCCTGGATTCTTGTATTCTGATCCCAATCGAAAGATCGCGTGGGGCAAATACTCAATTGCTGAAGATGTTGCGATCAAGATTCACAGTCATTCTTTTGCTATAAAACAGCAAGAACTTGCTGAGTCCGCACCTGCAATGGCTGCATTGGCTCAGGTTGTTAATATTGCAAGCAAGCGTGCAACCAACGCAACTGAGTCTTTTGTTCCTGAGAAGAATGAGACCTATGTTTCGTTCGGCTTCTTCAATGATTTGAAGAACATCATTAAGTCTAACATCTTCTATCCTGTCTACATCACTGGTCTGTCGGGCAACGGCAAGACTTTTATGATCGAGCAGGTTTGTGCCTCACTCAAGCGTGAGTTGATCCGCGTCAATATCACCAAGCGTACCGACGAGACCGATCTTATTGGCTCTTATGAGTTGATCGACGGCAGCACCGTGCGCCGCGAAGGTCCTGTGATCACGGCAATGCGTCGTGGTGCTGTTCTTCTTCTTGATGAGTGTGATCTTGGTACGGAAGACATTCTCTGCCTTCAACCGATTCTTGAGGGCAATCCATATTTCGACAAGAAGACTGGCGAGGTCATTCATCCTGCCGCTGGCTTCAATGTGATTGCTACTGCGAATACGAAGGGCAAGGGTAGTGATGATGGTCGATTCATCGGCACCAACGTCCTCAACGAAGCCTTTCTTGAGCGTTTTGCGATCACCGTTGAACAAGAGTATCCGCCAGCTGCGACTGAGCGTAAGATTCTTGATAAGAACTTTGATCTCTACGGCATCACTGACAAGGTCTTCATTGATCGTCTGATCACTTGGGCTGAGGTCATCCGCAAATCTTTTGCTGATGGTGCGGTTGATGAGGTCATCTCGACTCGTCGTCTGGTTCATATTGCCAAAGCATTTAGCATCTTCGGCAATCGTCTGAAGGCGATTGAGTTGTGCTTGAACCGTTTTGATACGGATACCAAGACTGCGTTCCTGGATCTGTACACCAAGGTCGACGCTGAGGCTTTACAGCCCCAGCAATCTGCAGTTTCCGATTTCCCGCCTATTTCTGAAATGATGGTTGTACGAGACTCGTCTGATGAGACTGTAATTTTTTCAATTACATCGCCTGCAACGCTGGCTCCCCTCCAAAGGCGTATTGAATTGTCAACTATTGAAACATTGAGGCAGAATGGTGCGAGCGATGATGAGATTAAGCTAAAGTTCTACATTGAACTCAAGCAATTTCATTTAAATGAAATATTTCATTTGAGCGGCTCGCCTCTTTATCCCAATACTACAGTAGTCCAATACTAATTGATAACACCAAGACTTTACTTTTGCCGTTTGTTATAGTATAATAGATGGTATAGCGCAAGAAAGCCCCACCTTGCGCTATTATTTGACGGGGTATTTTGTTGAAGGTAATATTTATGAAGAATGCACTTAACTCGTTTATCAGCTATCTCGCCGATGGTAACACCGTTACGACCAAGCAGGCTCGTACGTTGTTCAAGGTTGAGAACGTTGCTGATCTGGCATATCGTGCTCGCAATGAGGGTCTGGCTGTTTACACCAACCGTGTAACCACTAGCCGTGGCGAAAAGACGATTGCTTATCGTCTTGGCAATCCAAGCAATCAGTTCTCGAAGTATCTTGAGAGCGGTCATATTGCTCGTGCTCGGAAGACTCTCTATCGTGACGCAATCTCCGTTACGATGGCTGCTTAATTCTAGCAGAATAAAAACTCGTTCTGAGTTTTCTGTGGGGGCAATTTGCCCCCACAGTTTTATTTGACATTGTACTCTGTTGGATATATAATAGTATCAACAGGAGGAAAACCATGACAAAGATTATTATTGCTCAGACCAAGTTAGATTGTGAACATCTGCTTGGTCAATTTGCAGATGAGTCTCACTTTGATACTCTTATCGAAGAAGATACAGACTGCTATCTTGGTAGCGAAGATGAGGCAAATATTGCTTTCAAGTTTCGCAAGAATTATTTTAGCAAAGAGCAGCAAGACGCAGCTTATGCTGGTCTGCGCGAAGCAGCCGTCTCTACTCAGAACCGTGGACTTGCCGCAGGACCAAAAAGCGAAAAGTGCGGCGGACGAGATTGGGTTACTGAGTTTCAACTTAATGTTCTTGAGTGCTTTAAAAAGCAAGAAGAAAATAGCATTGTTGAAGTCGATATTGCTCAAGAAGTAGAATTATTGCGAGAAAGATATGCTAATACAGATTCTTCTCGTGGACTTGTTTGGCTAGGCGCAAAGGTCAAAGAAGACAATTTCAACTTCGAAGATTGGCTCAAGCATGCGGTAAAACTTAGCATCAAAGACCGCAAAGAAGAAACACGCGGAGTTGGAGAGACGTATATATCTGATACAACTTATGCTAATCCTGTAAACTCTGGTATTGCTGGATGGTTTGATCGTTATCCAAGAATACCGTATGGTCGCGCAACATCCTATACCCAGAACCACTACGAAAAGTTCAAGCTGTCGTTTCCGTTCCTTCAAACTCTTGATAATGGCTTCAAAGAACTTCTACCAATCAGGTATGCTGCTCAGCGTGCAGCGGCTGATAAGATTGATCCCGCATTTCTTGTTCCTGGAACTGTGTTCACCACAGTAACTGTTAACAAGACTTTCCGTACAGCATCGCATCGAGACGCTGGCGACTTCTCTGACGGTCTTAGCAATCTTCTTGTATTGTCTAACAACGGAAACTATAGCGGTGGATATCTGATACTTCCTGAGGTTCGTATTGCGATCAATATTCGCCCTGGAGATCTGTTACTTGTAAACAATCATGAGTACATTCACTGTAACACGCCGATGGTTATGCATGATGATAAGGCTGAACGTGTAAGCCTTGTATGCTATCTGCGCGAGAAGATGCTTGAACTTGGCAGCAAGGAATATGAAGAACATCGGTTTCAGTTCGTTGAGTTTCGCCGCAAGAACAAAGAGCATCCAATGCAGCGCAAACTTTGGAATGGTGTTAGCGAAGGCATGTGGTATAACAAAGAATGGTATGACTATTTAGAAAAAGTTGGTGGTCGCGAAATGGTTGATAAATATCACCCAGAAGCGTATACTAAAAATTCTACTCTAGAAGATCTATTTGGATAATTATGAAATCAGCAAAAATATGTGACGAGTGGACTTTAGATTTTCATATAGATGTAAAGCAAGAAGATGCTTCTAATAAGCATGACCGTTCTTATATCCATTACGTCGCCGAACACACGCCATGGGTTGCAGCGAAATGCTGGGCGACGAAATGGGCGCTTGAAGGTGCAAATCTAGATTACGATAAACCATATAGCGCAGTCGAATATTTCGCTGGCGTTGGAATCATGACGACGATCATTCAGAACATGTTTAACATTTCTAAGTGTATTGTTGCTGAGCGTGATTTAGAATGCTACAATCAGTTGCGCCTCCATAACTGGAAGGCTCCAACTACTGCCTATCATAAGGACGCGAAAGATTTTCTTGTCGAAGAAAATGACTTTGATCTAAAGTTCTTAGACTTCCCTAACTCAAGTATTCTCCACTTGAATAAAGTTTGGAAGGATGGCTTCTATAAGGCGTTCTCAACAAATCCAAAACTTGTAATGTGGACTGATACTTCGGTGACTTATCCAATGTCTATTCATGGGGCAAAATATTCCAAACAATTTGGCGGACTACCTGTAACGTCAAAGGAAGAATATGTTGACTCTATGTCTAAATGGGTATATAATACATTCGGGTACAGCATTTCAAGAGCAGCTTTTAGAGCAAGAAATGCAGTCTATTTTGTTGCAATTCCTGGGAAACTTGATCCCGAAATGAAGCAATTTGATGTTGAAGATAATCTTAGCGGTTTCGTCATTGAGGGAAATGACAAAGGTGGAATTTTTGACATCATCTAATCAACTAATTGGTCGTTGGTCTGAACTAAACAATCAGTCAGAGGTTAAAGACCTTGTGGCTGGGTTGGACTTTAGGGAACCAAAGTATCGTAGGGAAGTTTTCCTTCGATTCTATGAGTTTCATCTAAAGAATAGGTCGCATCCTGGCGCAGTATACTTTGCTTTCCCTTGGCTAGCAAAGCATTACTCTATGTCTATGGAAGACAAGCTGTGGGTTGCTTTTATAAATGGTTGCTCTCAGAATATTGTAACAACATCGATGATCTTTGAGCGTTATCCGAGTCTAAGTAAAATTGACTTTGACGACCTTGAAGATTGGTGGAACAAGAATCATCAGAAGTTTAAGGCTGGCTCTGGTTGGGACTCTGATAGGAAGTATTTCAAGATTGGAAAGACTGGCTTCCCTAACTGCGTTCGTTCATATAAGGCGCAGGTAGATAAGTTTGGCTCTCAGGAAAACCTATTTTCCTCTCTAACAGATACAGGCGACAAGTATAAGAACTTTGAAAAGACTTGGGACTTTGTAAGAACCAACTTTATGTCGTTTGGTCGACTCTCAACGTTCTCATATTTGGAATATCTTCGTATTCAGAAAGTTAATCTAGATTGTAATAGCCTTTTCCTAGATGATATCAATGGATCAAAGTCACACCGAAATGGTCTTTGTAAGGTTCTTGGTAGAGATGATCTTGATTGGTGGGATGTAAAAGGCTCAACTAATCCAAATTTTCCAGGATACGAGAAAGAAACGATTAGTTGGTTAACTCGTGAAGGTGATCAGTTGCTTGATGAAGCGCGTCAAAGAATAGATCATGAAGACGTTACCCATTTCACTTTAGAGAGCACTCTTTGCTGTTATAAATCTTGGCATAGACCCAATCGTAGATATCCTAACGTCTACATGGATATGTTCTATAATCGTATTAAGTATGCGGAGTCTGAGTGGGGGGATAAATTCAACCATTTTTGGGATATGAGAAAAGAATGCCTTCCAGAAAATCTTAGACTGGAAGACAATGCAGGTGATGGTGGTCTTTGCCCCGATAAACAAAACCACTACTTAAAGACTGGTCAAGTTATCATGATGAATAAAGACTGGGACTGTTTTAAGAATGACTACTATTCTTCTATAAATACTGTACTATTTTGAGGTTGTTATGAAAATTATTGCAATAGGTGGTGAGCCAGGATCGGGTAAGACTACTCTGATAAAAGAGGTTTTATCTACTCGAGATTGGATTAAAAAATATGACGCCTTTAAACTTGTGCCATATCTACAGTACGAGAACTGTTTTGTTCTTGGTAAGTATGATGAGGGTGAAGTTTTTTCAGGCACAGATAGAATGAGTATGGCTGTTCAGCCAGAAGCAATTAAATTCTTAGCTTCACTAGATCCAGCTTCTATCGTAGTCTATGAGGGTGATCGTTTATTTACTGCATCCTTCCTGGAACATTGCGTAGACAATTACGATTGTGAGATCGTTTACCTTGAAACCGATAAGGCTACTAGGGCAGAACGTTATAAAGAACGAGGAAGTAACCAAAATGAAACTTGGTTACAGGGTCGTGAAACAAAGATATCGAATATCATGTCTAACATGGCTTTGATGTTTAATACAGTTCGATTTAAGAATAACAATATAAATGAGCAAAAGAAGGTTGTCGAGTATATCGTCAATCAACTTTTCTAGTGGATGTTTACTATATAAAACGTTGATTTGAATTTTACTCTGGAGTTATAATATGCAATTAGAAGTATCTGTTGAAAAATTACGCGAAAATAAATTATTCGTGGCGACGCCGATGTACGGTGGTATGAATCATGGTATGTATATGAAGTCTTGTCTAGATCTACAATCCATATGTTCTCAATATGGGATTGAAATTAGATTCTCATTTATCTTTAATGAGTCTCTAATCACCAGAGCACGCAACTATCTTGTTGATGAATTCCTTCGCGCAGAAGGCTTCACCCATTTGCTCTTTATTGATGCCGATATCCATTTTGACCCACGCGACGTAGTTGCTTGTTTGGCTCTTGACAAGGACGTCGTTGGTGGCCCATATCCTAAGAAGTCTATCAAGTGGGCTTCAGTCAAGGAAGGTGTTAAGAAGCACCCTGATATCGAACCTGGCGATATGGAAAAACTTGCTGGTGACTTTGTCTTCAATCCAGTTCCTGGTACAGAGAAGTTCTCTGTTGCTGAACCAGTTGAAGTCCTTGAAATTGGCACTGGCTTTATGATGGTTAAGCGTCACGTATTCGACAAGTTCCGTGAAGCATATCC